CGGCGAAGCGTTTCACGCTGGCACGGAAATCTGGCTGAAATCCGGCGATTATGTCAACCTCACATACTACCACGGCTTTGATCCTGAAGAGCCGGGAAAGAAGCAGGAAAAACCGGCTCTGATCGGGCGGGCTATCTACACAGGCAAGGACTCACGCGGGCACTGGTTCGAGCCGATGCTTGACGAGAGCGAGCCGCTGGCAAAGCGCTTGCTGGATGCGGGCGTTGAGAAGTTGCGCGCATCGAGCGGGGCGGTCAATCACCTGGTACGCAAAAGCGCAGGCGGCTTGATTGACGTGTGGCCTGTTGGTGAACTGGCATTATTTGACACGAATGAATGGCGAAAACCGGCGAATGAGTTTGCCGTTATCGAAGCGAAAGCCGAGCTAATCACGGAGGCGATCCCAGAGGCTGAAAAATCAGCGGTGGATGCGGTTGAAGAGCAGGTTGAATCGCAAGAAACAATCAAACCTAATCAACCTATTTTGGAGGGAAAAATGGACGAAGAGAAAATCGTCGAAGAAGTAAAGGCTGAAGAGCCAAAAGTGGATATCAAAGCAGAACTTGAATCCATGAAGAAATCCTTGCTTGAAGAGCTGAAAGCAGCTCCCGGCGAGGTCAAGGGCGTTCCAACCGTCAAAAACGCAAAGGAATCACCCTCGTTTATCAAAGCAATGCTGGCTTGGGCGCAAGGCGACAATCCTCGCGGCTTCAAGGGCAACGACATTACAATGGGCATGAAAGCCAATCCCTGGGAAGGTGGAACTGACAACGAGGGCGGTTACGCCGTACCAGACGATTTCTACAATCGCATTGTAGAACAACGCCAGGAACTTTCCTGGGTTCGTCAGGCACCCGTCACCCGCTTTGTAGTCAATCACGACCGCATCCTGATCCCAACTGAAGGTACGGCCGCGACAAAACTCGCTATTACCGATGAAGAAGCCGCTTATAGCGAAAACGAACCATTGTTCGGGCAAGTTGCGCTCACAATGTACAAATTCACCAAGATGTTAAAAATCTCGGAAGAAATGCTTGACGGTGACGCTGTTGGGCTGGAGGCTTACATCGCTTCCGTAGTCGCCCGCGCTTCTGCTGCTGCTGAAAACTACTACTGCACAACCAGCAATGGGAGCAACGCGCCTCAGGGCATCATCGATGGAGCGACAGCTTCTGGCATTACCAACGCAGCCAAAGCCACTATTTTGGCAAGCGAAGTTATTGCAACAATGGGCACGGTGGCATCACCTTACCACAACGCCAATTCTGGCTTCCTGATGACTGGGGCGAGCAAGTTCCACATCATGGCCAGCACCGGCAACAACTTCCAATTCATCCCGACCCCATCAGGCGGCGACATTTTGGGCTATCCCATCTACATCGCTCCCGATATGGATACCGTTGGCACTACCAGCGGCAAGGCTGTTTTGTTCGGCGACTTCAGCATGTACGCATTCGGCGAACGCCAGGGCTTGACCTTGAGCCGCAACCCGTATGTATATCAGGCTAACGGACAAATTGGTCTGTTCGTGAAACAGAGATTCGGTGGTGCTGTATTACAGACTTTGGCTCTGAAATATTTGACCTTAGCCAATTCATAATCCTGAAAGGGGATAAACAATGAACCTATTAGGAAGAACAAAAATTGTACCCTCGATCGTGCCGGTAGTTTCGTCTTCGGCATTGACTGAGGTTGTAATTGACTGCGCCGGTTTCGACCGTGTCTGTCACATTATCGCTGTGGGTGCGATCGCGACCGGCGGAACGCTGGACTACAAAGTGACCGAAAGCGCCGCGTCCAATGGATCCGACGCGACCGATGTAACCGGCGCCGCATTGACCCAAGTGGCCGAGGCCGGCAAGGAGAAAATCTACGCGATTGACGTTCCTGTCAATCCTGCCAAACCCTACCAGATTGCTGTCGGCGTGGCTGCGACTGCTAACGTTGCTGTTAGCGCTGTAGCTGTCTTGTACGAAGGCTCGGGCACGTTCCCGAAGACCGCCGCAACTGAGGCGATCGTCCTCTAACAAAGTTGGGGGCTACGAAGGTGGGGAGTTCATGCTCCCCACCAAGACCCTCGAAAGCGAGAAATATTTATGGCAGACCAGGTTGTAACAATAACGCAGGACTCAATCGCATACCCGCTTCAAAAGATTCAGTGGGATTGGTTGAGCGCAACCGGCGGTGCGGTGGATTCAGCCGCTTCCGGCTGGTATTGCGGAAAGATCGTCAGGGCAATTATTAGCCCGGATTCCAGCACAACCCAACCAACCGACGCTTACGACGTGACCATTGAAGACGCGGATGGATTCGATATCCTAAGCGGTGAAGGCGCAAACGCGTCCAACGCTGCAGCCGTGCATATCACCGACCCGACGAAAGTGCTTTATGTGAGGTCAAACGTTTTGACCTTGAAAATCGCTAACGCTGGCGACGCTAAAGGCGGCGTGGTAACGCTTTACATTTTGCGCGCCTGATTGGAGTAACCATGAAAGCAGTAAAGATACTGGTTCCGTTCCGGTTTGAGATTGACCATAAGGCGGTTGAGTTTGAGCCTGGAATTGCGGAGCTGCCTGACGAATCGGTTGATGCTTTTATTCGCGCGGGTTATGCCGCCTTGATTGAAGACGAGCCGGCAATCAAGATCGTGGGCAACAAAGCCACGTCAAAGGTAAAGGCGGTCAAGTAACATGGCATACGCAACTTCCGTACAAGTAAAAGACTATTTGGGCATTGCATCGACGGTGGTGGACGACAATCTACTTGGCGATCTGATTACGCGTGCGGAAGGCTTGATTGATGCTTATACCGGACGAACATTCACAGCCGTCACCGCCACGAAATACTTCGGCGAGAATTGCACGGACGGGCAGGATTTGATGCT